ACAATCTATAAATACTGATTTTGTTTTATATTCAATATTACATAATGGTTCAACAAGTAATGCTTATAGAAATTCAACAACGCAATTTTATACCAATGCAAATTGGGGAACAAATGCTTTTAATGGGTTTCGATTAGGCGCTGTTCGTGGCAGTGCCAGCCTATTTTGGGACGGTAATACATCTGAGGTTGTTATTTATGGAAGTAATCAATTGAGTAATAGAACAGAGATTGAAAATAATATAAATACACACTATGGCATTTATTAAAGGGTATCAATTTTATTATGAAAACACGGCTATTGAAGCCCGTGAAAAATGTGATGCTTTTTATGGCATTCCAGTAAGACCTGACGATGTTACACAGAATTGGGTTGAATATCAATTTGCTGAATTAAATACACCGCAATTTTGGTATATTAGATTTGATGAGAGTTTATTGCCAATATTGGGTGAAGCATTTGAATTTGAAATATATGAAAGACCAGTTGGATAACAGCATTATAGGCAGTTGGCTATTGTGGCTTGCTGGGTTTGCCTCAAAACTTCTGCCATTGATGCAATATCTATCATTTACGGCAGCATTTATTTTATCTTGCATAGGCATATATCAAAAATTGAAAAATGGCAAAAAGTAAAGAGATAGTCAAGTGGCAGCCGAAACCGAAACGCAAATTAGGTCGGCACACCAAATCCGAGAATAAACATTGCAGAACCAAAAAATACAGAGGGCAGGGAAGATGAAATTAAAAAACTATTTTGAACCAACTCCCAAAAGGTTTAGGGTGCTGGGCGACAGCATTGCGGCTATGTCGTTATTCATTGCCGGACTAAACATCGACAATCCTAAATTGATGTTGGCATCGGGAATATGTGGGGCGGTCGGTAAATTCATAACTAACTTTTTTGCAGAAGAATGAGGTTGTTTGTAATTGTTGCTGGGCTACTTATACTCACATGGGCAGTGAGCCGTATTTTCACGAAGGTCGAAATGTACGGGCAGGGCGTTTTGGCGGATAGGAAAATCGACAGCTTTGCGCAGGTGGCTGGCAGGGCGTTAAAACTTGCGGACTCATTACAAGCGATTTGCGACACTTTAAAACAAAAAAGGTCTGTGAGTATAGTCGAAGTTACAAAGTGGCGTGAAAGGCGTTTAAATGATACTTTTTGGGGTACTCTTGAAGATACTGCAAAGATTACCTACCTGCTGCAAGAAAATGACAGCCTATTTCGGATAGTGGAATTGGATTGTGAAATAATTGAAAAGCAAGACCGCACTATATTGTCGCAAAAATTGGCGATAAGTGCGAAAGATAGCGTGATAAATCGTACACAAAAGGTTTTAAACGGCTTAGTGAATGAAAATGCAGCCATAAAAAAGGTTAATTCTAAGGTTAAAACACAACGAAACTGGTCATTTTTGGCTGGGGTGTTAATAGGGGTTATCGTAAAATGAGAAAGTTACAAGAGATTTTGAACGCCAACGGGGCGCAATTAGTTGTTGACGGCATCGTTGGGCAGCGCACATTGACCGCACTGCATCAGTATGTAAAGGCTAACATCGAAAAAAGGAAATGGTTAATGCCAAAAGACGGGTTGTTATGGATAAGAACCGACAAGAACCTCACAAATACCTTTGACGATTTTGTTGCAGTTTACAAATCAGGGCTGCCCGTTATGGCTTTACCTTGCTCAACAACTGCTGGGGATTACTATGTATTCAATCCGTTGACCGTTGGTGGCGTAACCGGGACTGCAATCGCTTGTGAGCAGCAAATAATTGGGGCGCATCAATTCGTAACGGCTGCTAATTGGAAGTTCCTTTGGCTGAATGCGCCATATTTTATGCAGGTGCTGCCCATTACAATCTACCGGGACGGCAATAAAAACCGCTTAATTGATAGCCACATAAAGCAATTTGGGTTGTTTGGAATAAACCTGCATCGCGGTGGCGTTGCTGCCACAATTAACGGCTGGTCTGCCGGGTGTCATGTGGTTAATGATGCAATGTGGTTTGAAGTTTGCAAACTTTTCACCAACGGGCAGCGCATAGATTATACGCTGTTTGAAGTTTAGCTCCCGGTGTGAGACTCGAACTCACAGCCACCCTCTTTTTGTTTTTCACCACGAGCCACGCAGGTTACTGACAAGTTATCCGGAAGGGTGATGTTACCTTTACACTAACCGGGCATTTAATATAATTTCATGCATTGCATGATTTTTTCATTCACTTGTTTTGTGGTCATCAAAGTTAGCCATTCTTCGCTGCCCGTGCAAATCATTGTTAAGGGAGTTGATTTCGTGCTGCGGATATCTTCCATAACATACTCAACATTCCAAATGGCTATCTGAAATGTGGGCGCATCCCATAAATTAGGTTGCAGCCCCAAATCTTCGAGTTCTTCACCTTCTTCGTCTGCTGCCAGCACATCAATTATTAGTGGTCTTAATAGCATTTGCCGTCAATTATGCGATAGTTATTGACCTTGAAATTACCACCTTTGAGAATTTCCACGATTGCGCCCCCGTGATTTTGCCGGGTATAGCCGAAAGGGTTATATTCCGGGGTAAGGGTACAATGGCAGCCTATGGAATAACATACAATCTGGTCGCGTTTAAGGTTGTTTTCGTGGTGTGTAGAAGTTTGATGGTGGTGTCCTATTAAGAGTGAAGATTTCGCCCTTAAAAACGCCCCTCTTGCTGGGTTAACCGGAGCAGAAATCCCCTTCTGCAACTCATGGCCGTGCAAAATATCTAACTTCCCGGCTCTTATTCTTTCCCGGTAAACCACATCAATACCGAACTTTTTGAGTTGCAACTGGTCTTCAAGTCCTATGCCGTCCAATTCAGCAATGGCACGGGCGTTTGTGAGCAGGTAGTTCCGCATTCGTTCTTCGTGATTGCCAAATTTGTAAACTATCGCGATGTCGCCAAATTCATCACGCAATAACTGAAAAAAAGACCGGGTCATTTCAAGTTCGGTTTTGATACTTGGCCGACCGACCTCTTTAATAAATCGGCTCACCTCGTACATATCGATTATGTCGCCATTCAAAACAATCCCGTCAACCCTTGCATTTTTGGCGAAGTTTAACGAGGCAGCAATCGCGGTCGGGTCATGCTCAGGAAAGTGAATATCGGACATAACCAGCCAGCATCCGGGTTTAAGTATTTTTTCTTTTGGTTCGGGAAGTTTCGTGAATAGCTTATACTTTCGGAGGCCGTCCTCGATTGTGCTGGGTTGAGAAAATCCGGGCAATGCCTTGGTGTTTGTTTTGTTTGACCCGGTTAATGAGCGCACAATGTTTCGCACCGCATCAATTCCGCTAAAAAGCCCGTGGTTTTCGTTGTAAATAAGGCGGCTCAGGGTTTGTTTTGGGATGGTTAATTGGTTGTTGTTGTCGCAGTATTTGCGGATGTAACTTTCGACAAGTTGTGTTTTGTTCATCTGTTAGAAATGTACCTAAAAAAAAATGGGGACGATTGCCCCCATGTTCAAAATAAATTGGTGTTCAAGATTGATGAACAAATCCGTTAGTGTTTAGGTTGACTTTTTAAAGTCTTTCGTCAGGTTGTAGGCTAACAATGTGCAACCGCAATTAGGCGTGAATGCAAGGTGTCAACTGCGGCTGCACGGCTGTTATCGGTAATTGATTGTACGGTGTTTAATCTGTTCAATACCTTTAAAGTTCCGCTTGGCTTCTGCAACAAGTTCATTCATTGTGCAACCACCTTCTCTTCTTCGTAGTTCCTCAATCATCCAAACAAGCTGAACAAAATCTCCGTTGTCTTGTGGTGATTCACAACTACCGCTAACATCGGTTTTGCAAAAAAGACGCTTTAGTGCTAATTTTAATCTTTTCATTTTTATTTTACTTTAGTTGTTAATTGAACATTTGTTTTCAAAATCGGCTTCTTCGCAAAGCCGTTTACCGTTAGCCTAACCTCCCCTCCTTCTTTTCGATGTCAATTTGCCTCCGCAACTCTGCCCAAGCGTTAAAGGTTTCATTCGCATTTTCAACCGCTTTGTCGCGTTCAAAAGTGTAAGGTGTGGCTTCGGGTATGTCAATCGTTTTGGTGGGGATAACGAGCCAATAAAGCAGGTAAGTAAGCACCCCGGCAATGATAATCATTTTGCACCCCCTTCTTCTTCGCCCCATTCCTCGTTAACGGCAAATTTAATACCTTGTATCATTCCTTCGTTGTAGGCTTCTTTTTTTTGCTCGGCTTCCATTGTTTTGGCTTGTTGCAAAGTATCAAAACCATCTTCACTTAACCGCAAATGGTCAGGTAATTGGCTGAATAACCACTCTACTGCTGTTTGTTTCATTTTGCACCTCCGTAATTTTGAACATAATAATCTGCCGCATCGTCGTAAGCCTCGGCCATATCGTTGCGTTTGCAGTCAAGGTCTTCGCGCCCGGCATAATAGGCTTGTTTGATGTGGCTTTCTTCATACATCATCCACTTAATCGCCTCGGCTCTTAATATTGGCCACCCTGCTTTGTGCAAGTCTTGGATGACTAATTGAACGGGTGTCATTTAGAAGCCTCCTTTTTACTTGCAAGTAATCCAATAATTATCGAACAAAATATAACCATAGCGGCTTCAAATTGATTAAAACTTAACAAATACATACCCATTATCACACATGATGCATATACAAAAATAAATATCATTCCGATACCTCCCTCAGTGCTATGGTGTCGCCACCGGGCGTATAGTTGGCAGGGGTAATCACTTCACCGTCATCGGTAATGGGTTGCACTCCCTTTTCATGCGACTTGTAAGCCCACTTTGCAAGGTCTTCGATGTTTTTCATCTTGAACTTGGCAGCATTCCAATCGTCAATGTGGTCAAAAGTCCAGCGTCCGGGCAGTGCCTTCTGCTGAATTTCAAAACCCATAAAGGTGAATGTCTTGCCGTGCTTACTGGCTTCATCAATGGCAAGTGATTTGATTTGCTCTTTGGCTGCTTTGACCTGCGCCTCTAATTTGTGAAGGGCGCAATAGATTTCAAGTGGGTTGGCGTTGCCTTCCTCAACTGCGAAAATCATGTCGGTAATGTCAGGTTGTATCATAGTTATTTGTTTGGTATTATTATTATTTCTTTATAATTCCCAGCGTTCACCCACTCCACTAACTTGTCAAGTTTAGCATACGCCCAATCAGGAATAAACTTGCCGTCCGTTTCAATCATTACACGGGGGTAAGCGTATAGGCAACGCCCTAAACCAAATTGAACGGCTGCCCGTTTCATGGCATCGGATATGCCGCCCTTCTCAGGTTCGATATTGGTCTTTGATGCACCATCTTCACGAGTGATTGTTTGGCCATCCAAATAAACGGTCAAGCGGCAAATAAAGCCATTGGCGATTTCACGGAACTCCGATGTCCAGTTACTCGCCCCAAAGGCTTCGTCAAATCGTTCCATTACGCATCTGTTGGTGATGTAAGGCACGACAATGAGTTTGCCCGTGCTTGTTTGTTGCTGCACACGCCATTCGATTTCAGAGGCGGTGATTGGTTTTTTTAGTATGTCGTTCATAGTTTTTCTTCTATTATGCTTTTAAATACTTGTTGTAAAGTTGGCAGCAATTCAAATGGAATTGACAAAACCCCCCTTTCTTCGCCATACTGATTTATGATGTAAATAGTGTCGTCATAATCAGCCCAATCAACAAAGTAGATGATGTCTTCATGCTCGAATTTTACGCTAACGCTGCGGCTTTTTGTTGTTTTAATGTCATTCATAATGGTACAAAGATAGTGTAAAAAACTAAACTTGCAAATTATTTTTGAGAATTTTTTATTTGTTCAATGAGTTCGGGGGTGTAAATCGCACACTTGTACCCTTTGCGCTGGTAGTGTTTGATTGTCCGTTCCACTTCTTCGGGCGGTACGGGATAATAGTTGACATTGTTTGCAGCGTTCCAATATACGAGGGTGATGTATAACATAGTGCAACCGCAATTCAGGGTGTGTTAATTTGTAGAAACTGCGGCTGCACGGCTGTTATTCTGCAACAATCTCAAATGCCGTGTCAATTACCAACTGATGCTTTGCAGGGAGATACTTGCTGTCATTTTTCAGCGCATCGAATATCGTCTTGCGGCTAACCTTGCCAGCCAGTTGTTTTACCAGCATCTCCGTGTCGCCCTTCGCCCGGTGCTTTATGAAGTGTTTTTGTTTTTGCGAGTAGGTCATAGTTCTTCAATCTCCTTTTTAACTTGTTGCCAATAATATTTGTCAATTCTGTACAATCCTTGTTCTTGATAATGATGGTTTAAAATTTCATCAACTGCAATCAATGCACATTGTTTTATATTATCGCATTCTCGACAACTAAAACTGAATTTATCAACTAATTCTTCTGCTTTATCTTTCGGTGTCATAGTTCTTCAATCAATCGTTTCAAATACCATTCTGCTTTTTCCAAATCGGTTTTGCCGCCCTTGTTTTCGTACCTCCAAAGGTACTTAATGACATTACCCCTGAGATAGCCTTGAAATTGTTGCTCAGTCATTGCGGCTTTGATTGCCTCAATACATTCAATGGGCGTGTCTTTGTAGTGGGCAGGGTTAACCAAGTCCTTTGTCGGGGCTTTCCAATCAAAATCAGACATCAGAATGGCAGGTCATCGCCCCCTTTGTAAGCTGGTTCAGTTGTTACCTCTTTGTTAGTTACACTTTTGTAAGCCTTCGCACCGCCCACATAGACGGTCGGCTTCTTCGCCTCTCGTTCTTCTTTGCTTTGGCTCAGGGCGATGTAGTGGGTTTCCCCAAATTTGCCCTCAGATTTGCGTTCTGAACAAATGAGTTTGATGTACTTTTTGCCATTTTTGGCGGTGGTGATTGCCTCGCTGGGCAGGTCGGATAAACAGATATCGAGTATTAACATGGTGCAAATATAGAAAATTAAACTTTAATTTCAATCAATGTTGCAAAAACATTCAAAACTTTTATCGCCATCCCAAATACCTATCTGATTTTGTGAACGCGCTCGCAACGCTTCGTAACTGATTTCTTTTTTCCATTGGTGTCCGCTTTGTTTTTCAATATCAATCCACCAATCAAATAATTCGGGTTTTTCTTTCGCCATTATAGCCAATTTACCTTTGCCTTTCAAAAAGCAGCAATCGCAATTTCCGTATGGTTCATTTACCATCAAGTCAAAATCCTGCTGTTTCCAAAATTCGGCCACATCGTTTTTGCTAACTTTCCATTTCACAAGCGGCAGTTCAGTTTCCGGTTGCGCTTTTGACCATCTTCTTGGCTCATCGTAGCGGATGCCATTATAGCTGATGTAATCTTCAATACCAATGCTCTTTAAATAGCGTTTCAAAGTGTTTATTTTTAATTCCGTTGTGCAATATCTAAACTGCATATTTGGAATTGACGCTGGTCTTTGTTCCAAAAGTTCTTGGAATGGCTGTCCATTGCGCGATGCGGTTTCATAATTAACCACAACAAATGTTGCAGGTTTGCGATATTCAAGCCAAACCATATTTAAACCCCAGCGCACATCACATTCATTTATAAAATCCAAAGTTTGCGGCATTTCTTTACCAGTGTTTTGGAATGTTACAATGTAATCCTGCAACCCTTCGTCAATCAATCTTTTTGTCATGTATGCGGATGTTCTGCCACCGCTAAAATTTATCACATTCATTTCAGTTTGTTTATCAACGCCTCATTTATTTGGTTAAATTTTCGGCAGTATTCCCGTTCCACATGGCATAGGTCGTCAACTTTTCGGCAGGCGTGGATGACGGTGCTGTGGTCTCGCTGCGCTATGTTGGCAATTTTAACCAAACTCAGGCCGCTGTATTGATACATCAACTTAAACCAAATGTGCCTCAGGTTCACAACTTCGCCCTTTCTTGACCTTGATGCTACCATCGTGGGTAAAAAGTACGGGAAAACGCCCCCGATTGCCTCTTCGATTAACTCTTGCATTGTGGCTTGTTTGTTGTTTTCGCCCAGCATTGTTTTGAGATAGTCTATATCCCGGTGCATTGCCTCAATGCAAAGTTTCAATTCGTCCACTTCTTCGTTTTTACGGCTGTAACGGGCAGCCATTGTTTGCCAATACTTCACCTCTTTTTTCAGTCGGTAAATCGTGGCTGTTTGGTTTTCAGGTATTGTGTTCATATGTATAATCCGGTTGGTATGTGATAATTAAACTCGCACATTCCGACTTCACCCCAATGGCTAAACTTCACCTTCTGCACATGAATTTCGACCGTGTTGTTTTTGAAATTCCGATAAACGGTTATCCCATTGTCGGTCTTGTTGAAGAAATTGGCACTCCCTGCGATGTCGTAAAGTGTCGGTATGTGGTAACTGCTATCCTCATTCTTTTGGATTTTTCGTGGGTGCGCCACCAGAAAGCAATGCACATTGTATTTTTCGCAAAAGTTCACAATCTTATCAAGGCTTTGCCCGATATATTTGGTTTCGCTTTCGGTATATTGGTGTTCCAATTTATTCCAAGCGTCTATGACAAACCAGTCGATGTTGTGGCGGTTTTTGAGTTCGGCCACCTTGGCAAAGATGCTGTCAAGTGTGTTGTCCTTTTCCGGCTTAATGAAAAAAATGTGCTTTTCAAGTTCAATAACCGCATCAAAAACTTCCTCTTGACTCATTCGGTCGCGCCCCATAAAAGGCCGTTGTGTAATCTTTCGCATTAACTTTGAGATATGCAGTTCGGTCGGTCGGTTTTCGGGGCTGTAAAAGCCACCTTTCCACCCGTGTTTAATCATTAACTTCATCAGCACAAAGTCTAAGAAGTCTGATTTTCCGTGGCCGGGTACGCCCGTGATTGTTGTCAAATAGCCTTTGTGAAATGACAGCATTTTATCAAACTTATTGACTCCGGTTGTAGCCCCGGCAGGCAGTCCGAAGTTGTAAAGGTTTTCAATCTCGGTCAAAAAGTCCGTTACCTTAAACACGCCCAGCATCGGAAACTCCGTGAAATTGTGGCTGGCTTCGCGCAGTGCAATCGCACCATTGAGCAGCAGGTATTCGTTGGCATCTTTGCACTCGGGATATACGATGTAATTACATTTGTCCTTGCCAAACCTATCCGCAATAGAATTGCGTAAATCAATGCCGGGCGCATCATTGTCAACTGCAATGTGTATTTTTTCGATGTGGTCAAAGCCGGGCATAAAGCGGTCGAAGAAAGTGAGGTTCGGTTGCGCCCCGTTTGGAACGGATATAACATTATCAATCCCGGCTTCAATCAATGCAAGTGCATCCATTTCGCCCTCGACTATCCAAACCTCGGTAGCGGTCGCAAGGCAATCGATGTTGTACGGGATAAGTTCTGCGCCCTTGTGCATCTTAAAATGTTTTGCGCCATCCCGATACTTCACATTCTTTAACTGCCCAGCCTCAAAGTAGTTAAAGCAGATGCAGTTGACTTCCTTATTTAGTTGTGGCATGAATTCCAACTGCTCACTGATCTGCATCTTGTTCAGTGTGGCAGCGGTTATTCTGCGGCCTTCAAACCATTTCAGCACCTTGTCGCTTAGTGCGGTGTTGTTTTGCCACTCAGGAACTTCATATTTGACTACCTCGGGGCGGTCAATAATGCCACCCTTCCAACCGCAATGGTGGCAAATCCAAGCCTTTTTGTCGAGGTTCACGGATAGACAGCGGTCGGTTTTCTTTTTACGGGTGTGGCTGCATTGTGGGCAAAGCGTTTGAACTTCACCTGCCGTTTTACCCGGTGGTATGTCGATATTGTAAAATGAATATACTGCCATTACATTACTAATCTACGTC